AAAAATGAGCTTTAAAAAAAATAAATATTGTGTAATTAAAGAAGCAGTGCCAAAACAAATAGCAGAGTTTGTTTACAATTATTTTTTAATGAAAAGACAAGTTGCAAGAACTTTGTTTGATAAAAGATATATTTCAGAATTTACAGAAGAGTGGGGAACGTGGTCGGACCAACAAATACCAAATACCTATTCTCATTATGCGGATGTAGCTATGGAAACTTTGTTGCTTAGAACACAGCCAATTATGGAAAAGAAAACAGGGTTAAAATTAAATCCAACTTATTCTTACGCTAGAATATATAAAACAGGTGATATACTACATAGACATAAAGATAGACCAAGTTGTGAGGTATCTACCACAATAAATTTAGGTGGAGATCCTTGGCCTATATATTTAGAGCCCAGAAAAAATGTAGGTAAGCCAGAGCACATGGGTGGTGAAAAAGGTATAACCACGCATAGCAATAATAAAGGTGTTAGAGTAAATTTAAAACCTGGTGATATGTTAGTTTATAGAGGCGTTGAATTAGAACATTGGAGAGAAGAGTTTCAAGGTGAAAATTGTGCCCAAGTATTTCTACACTACAACGATGAAAATTCTGAATATAAGACTTCAAATATCTTTGATGGAAGACCACATTTAGGGCTACCCTCATGGTTTAAAAAGTGATATATCCTTATACTGGAGAGAGTGTCACCACCATAACACCACACTCTCTCCTGTTTAAGGAT